TTCCTCGCCTGCGGCAACGTCAGCTGCGCAGCAGGTACGGCAACCGGCACCATCGATATCGGCCTGCGCGAGACCGCAACCGGTACCGTACTGAGCGCTACGGCGCTTGCCGCTGGTCTGGACGTCGCAACCGCGGGCGTCAAGATGATCAACACCGGTGTCTACATCGCCGCCGGCGCTGAGTACGTCACCCTGAAAGAGTGCGACGTCTACGCCACCGTCAAGACGGCCGTGCTTGCCGCCAATCAGTCGCTCAAGTTCGAAATCCCGTACGTGGCCGACTAGCCGTTCCAGTTGTCTCCTACCCCCTGTGGGTACTTCGCCGGGGCCTTGTGCCCCGGTTTTTTCTTGAAGGAACGAAATGACAAGCTCAGTCTCCGTATGTTCCAACGCCCTCGTGATGCTGGGCGGCGCGCCGTTCAGCTCATTCGATGAGGCAAAGCCGCACGTGCGTATCGCCGCAAACCTCTACCCCAGCGTCCGCGATGATGTTCTGCGCCTGCACAGTTGGAACTGTGCCACCGACCGCGTGATCCTTGCACCGCTGGCAGCCGCGCCCGCCTTCGACTTTGCCCACCAGTTCCAGCTTCCGGGCGATTGGCTGCGCACGCTGCAGGTCGGATACAAGGGCAACCCCATTCCATTCCGATCCGAGCGCCAGCGCCTGCTGGCTGATGTCACGGCCCTGCCCCTGGTGTACTGCTTCCGCAACGCTGTGGAAGGCACGTGGACCACCAACCTGATTCACGTGGTGGAGCTGGCCATGGCAGCGAAGATGGCCTATGCCGTCACATCGTCCACCTCTGTGCGGGACAGCTACCGCGACGAGTTCGCGCGCGAGCTCAAGGCGGCGAAGGCCATCGACGGCCAGGACGATCCACCGGAAGAGTTCGAATCCGGCACGTTTGCTGAAGCACGGTTCTCATAGGAGCAAGCATGCCACGCGTGACCACCAACCAAACCAACTTCACCGCCGGCGAGGTCTCGCCCAAGTGCTACGGCCGCGTCGATGTGGCGCGCTATCAGAACGGTGCAGCTGCTATGCCGAACTGCATCGTCAATCTCCACGGTGGCGCCGAACGACGTCCAGGCTCGATCTTTATCGCCGAGGTGAAGGATTCCACCAAGCGCGTCCGTCTGATCCCATTCGTCTTCAGCACCACCCAGGCTTACGTTTTGGAGTTCGGGCACCTGTACATGCGGGTCTACCTACAAAGCGGTGGTCAGATATTGGCCGGTTCTGTCCCGTATGAAATTGTCACCCCGTACACAGACGCCATGCTCGACGCGCTGGACTACACCCAGGGCGCTGACACCATGTTCCTGTTCCACCGGAATGTGCCGATCCATACGCTCAAGCGGGTCGCTTCCGATTTCTGGGCAATTCAGCCAGCTCCAATCACAGTGGCGCCGTTCGATGAAATTGGGCACACCTTCGGCAGCACGCTCGCGCTCTCGTCCGCTGCCGTTGGCGTCGGCCGCACCCTCACAGCAAGCTTCGCTACCTTCCTTGCTGGCGACGTAGGGCGCCGCATCACCTATCAATCGGGCACGGCCATCATCACTGGCTACACCAGTTCGACGGTCGTCACGGCTACAATCCAGACCGCGTTTCCGACACCAGCCATCCCATCAAATCTCTGGACACTGGCCGACTCGCCACAGACGACGTTGGCGCCCTCGGCAAAAGACCCCGTTGGGATTGTGATCACGCTGACCAGCGCGACCAACAGCTTCCGGCTCGAGGATGTCGGAAAGTTCGTCCGTATCAATGGTGGCCTGGTGCTGATCACCGGATTCACCAGCGCCGTCAACGTTAGCGGAATTATCAAAGAGGAGCTGGCATCTACTGTAGGTTCCCCTGCAAGCGCATGGACGCTGGAGTCGTCCGTGTGGAACGCGCTCAACGGCTACCCAGCCACCGGCGCGCTGTACGAGCAGCGCCTGGTGGTGGCGGGGTCGATCCAGTTCCCTCAGACCGTCTGGGGCAGCCGCTCGGGGCTGTTCTTTGACTTCACCATCGGTGTCAACGACGACGACGGTTTCAGCTTTACGCTGCCGTCGACCGGCCAGATCAATCCGATTCAGCGCATGGCGTCTGCCAAGGCACTGATGCCGCTGACCTACGGTGGCGAGTACACGATGAGCGGTGGCGGCGATGGTCCAATCACGCCGACCAGCGTCAAGGCACTCAGCCCATCTATCTACGGCTGCAACAATGTCAAGCCCATGCGTGTAGGTAACGAAGTGCTGTTCGTGCAGCGTGCTGGCCGGAAGATTCGTTCACTGGCCTACCGCATCGAGTCTGATACCTACAACGCTCCTGACCTAACGGTACTGGCCGAGCACATCACCAGGTTCGGCATTACCGACATGGCTTTCCAGCAGGAGCCGCGCTCAGTTATCTGGTGCGTGCGCGGCGATGGCAAGCTGGCCACCCTGACGCTGGACCGCGACGAAGGAATTACTGCTTGGTCACCACAGGAAACGGACGGTATCTACGAAGCCATTGCGTCGATCCCAATCGCCACAATCGTGCCTATCCCGACTGAGACCACCGAGGAAGTCTGGGGCGACGAAGTCTGGTGCGTGGTGCAGCGCCTGATCGGCAACAGCGTCAAACGGTACGTGGAGCGGTTCGATACCAGGCGCTACACGGATTGCGGCATCTCAGGCTTCAATATCGGCAGCGCTGCAGTGTGGACGAACCTGAACCACCTGGAGGGCGAGCAGGTCGCTGTCAAGGCTGACGGGGTGTACATGGGCCTTTTCACCGTGACGGCTGGACAAATCACGCTTCCCCGCAACGCCTTCACAGTTGAGATCGGCGTGCCATTCACCAACAGCGTCACCTTGCTGCGCCCTGAGCTGCAGGCCGGCGATGGGACGGCCCAGGGCAATGCGACTCGCGTGCATGAGGTATCCATGCTGCTGATGGAAACCATCGGCATGAAGATCAACGGCGAAGAAATTGCGTTTCGCGAGTTCGGGGAGAACCTTCTCGACCTTCCGCCCGAAGCCTATTCCGGGTTTAAGCGCGCAGGCCTCACCGACTGGGCGCGTAGCGACGAGCAGAAGATCACCGTCAGCCAGGACGAGCCGTACCCCTTCCACCTGCTTGCAGTCGTTCGCAAGATAACCGTCAACAGCTGAGGCGCGCATGAGTATCAGACCAGCAACACTGAGCGATCTGGGCCGGATTCTCGATCTGGGCGAGCAGCTGCACAAAGAAAGTCCGCGCTGGTCGCGGCTTTCGTTCAACCGGGCCAAGGCTGCGGAATTCCTCGCACAGCTGATCCTGGGCCCGGCCGGTGTCGTATTCGTCGCCGAAAAGGATGGCTTGGTGGTGGGCGGTATCGCAGGCATGGCCGCGGCGCACTGGTCGAGTGACGACATCGTTGCGCAGGAGGTTAGCTTCTTCATGGCGCCGGGCGCGCGAGGGAACATGGTCGCGGCGCGGCTGGTCTGTGCGCTGCAGGCATGGGGCGATATCAAAGGGGCGAAGTGGCTCCAGGCTGGAACATCTACCGGTCTGGACCCTGAGCGGACGGCTGGACTTTACGAGCGGCTGGGATTTTCCCGCTGCGCAATCGGACTTGAGGTGACATATGGGCATTGAAGTACTTATCGCCACAGCAGCGGTAATCAGCGCGGGCAGCGCAATCTATTCGGGCAACAAGCAAAAGCAGGCCGCAGACGCCAATGCGGAGATGTCGCGCCGCGCCGGCAACCAGGAGGCCGACGCCGCCGTAGCCCAGGCGGAAAAAATCCGCAAGGCGGGCCGCGCCGCAACGGGTCGGGCAAACGCGGCGATGGCCGCATCAGGTGTGTCGATCGGCGAAGGCACACCAATCCGGATCGGTGAGGAAATCTACAAGGATTCCGAGGACGACGCCTTCAGCACGCTGTTGACCGGCACCAGGCGCAAGCAGAGTTCCTACGACCAGGCCGGGATTATGGAATCCGAAGGGCGCGCCGCCCGGACTGCCGGTTATCTGAACGCCACCAGCTCGCTGCTGAGCACTGGTGCCAAGTATGGAGGCTGGAAATAATGAAGATCCCGATGGGAAATTTCGGCAATGTGGTTGCAGAGCCGCAGCAGCAGGCGCAGTACTCCGGTAACAACCCTATCGGCCAGGCGCTCGGTAATGTGGGGCGCACGCTTGGCGGTATTGCAGACGACTCGCTACAGATACAGGAACAGGCGCGGGTACAAAAGCAGCGTTCGCAGGCCGCCGCTACGCTGGCCACGCTGACCAACGACCTGCACGACGTCCACGACGAGATCGGCCGCAACGTCACAGATGGGAAGCTGCCAGCTGACCAGGCGGTACCGGAATTCCAGAAGCGGGTGGGCATGCTCACGACCGAGCGCACGAAGGACATGGACTTCGATCAGCGCGCCGTCATCGATGAGCATCTGACAAGGTCGCGCGGCTCGCTCGAGCGCAACCTCACCGGCGTGGCCATCAAGCGCACGCAGACCGAGACCGGTGCCAATCTGCTGAACATGGGCGAGCAGCTGCAACGCGCAGCAAACCGCGACCTTCCCGGTTCCATTTCGACGTGGGACAAGTCGGTCGACGCGATGGGACCGTCTGCCGGATGGGATCCCGAAAAGATGGCTGCCGCGAAGCATTCGTTTTCGGAAGGTGCAAATTTCAACTTCCGTAACACTGCGTTAGAAGGAGCAGCGCAGACCGGGAATCTTGATCTAGTGGTCGCGATACGAAAGCAAATCGAGGGACCTGAGGGCGAACCCATCGATCCGGCGCGCCGCACCGCGCTGATCACCAAAGCCTACGGCATCGAGAACGGCATCAAGGCGGCCGGCATCCGCGATCAGGAAAAGGCGCTGCGCGAATCCG